TGGGTTAACTACGAGAAAGATAGAGAGAGGAATACAAGTGGAAGAATACCTGTTCGTATACGGAACACTAAAAAGAAATGAAAGACTGCACGACTTACTAAGATCCCAAGAGTTTATAGATACTGCTACAACAGTAGACGCAAACTTTAACATGGGGGATTTAAGTAACGCATACCCTATAGTATTTAGAAGCAATGAAGATGCTGACACATTCAAGTACAAGATAAGGGGCGAGGTTTTTAAACTGACAAGCCCTGGGGTGTACCATTACATTGATCGAATGGAAAAGGGTGCGGCATATAAGATGGTTGACACACTAGTCAGACTAAGTAATAATAAACAGATGATAGTAAAGATGTATGTGATGGATGATCTACCATACAACCCTAGCTATCTGACTAAGGATAATATTAAATCCAAAAAGAATATACTCGAATGGAGTAATCAATAGTGGAGAGTTCTTACTATTGGGACAAGGTATTCTCAGCCATACAAGGAGTGTTGGTTTGGATAATGTTACGTGGAGTATTCTATGTGATAGGATTTAATTTGTTATACAAACTATTAACATAAGGAGGACGGCATGACTAAAAAGAAAAAGACCTACGAGACTGGTGATGATTACCTATTAGATGAAACACTAGAATTATTTGACGACAACATGAACGTGGAAGAATACATAGATGATCCACAGTTTGACCCTAATGACTATGAATACTTACAGGAGGTACACGGAGATGGGATTCAATCCAAAGACTTACAATTTATTCCAACAGATAGATATTTCAAACGCCTTAGAAAAGGTAAATAAATATATAGAAGAGATTGACTTAGACGAAGTCAAGGTTACAATACCATGCGACAATCCTTTCGCATTGAAGATGAGGATACACCGATATATAAAAGCATATCGTGAACAGATGTCCAACAAAGATGAGGTTGACCATCAGAAATATGACATGTTAGTTATCAATGCTGTAGATAAAGCAGTAGAAATTTCTAGTGTGCTAGATAAAATGGAGGACTTGATTATCAAGGACTCAAAAACAGGAGAGATAATATGACAACAGAAGAAACATACAGACTAGAATTTGAGAAAGCAGTAGAGGAATTAAAACCTGCCATACTTGAGGCTAGTGCAAACTATAGTACGGACGTATTAGTATCTGCAATGGTGGAGGTAGGTATGAGATTATCTTTTCTAAAGTACGGCACTATGGGGATGGTAAGTTTACTTGCGGATATACTACACACAACAGCCACGTCAGGTGCTATGATTGAAGAGATGCAGAAGGCTGCGAAAAAATCTGACAGCGATATAATGAATGCTTTCGCACAACTAGGTGAGGAGACCAAACACTAATGACAAAAGAAAAAGAAGATACACTAGAGATACCCACAGAATTACTTGAGTCTGACCCACTAGAGTTAGCAGAGAATGAGAAGGGTATCCAAACTATTGTGGCTTACTTACAGGCTACAAGAGAGAACGTAAGATCAGCAGAGGCAAGTGGTAAACGAATTAGTAAGGCGACTGCGACAAAGACAGCGCCCAAAAAGTTTGACAAGAACCCACTTGAGATGTTAATATCAGAAACATAGGAGAATATAAATGAGTGAGTTACCAGAGAGACTAAGGAAGTTTGTGTGGAACGACAGAGGTGCCCCCGTCCAGAAGGTATGGGATACATCTAGTCTAAGTTCTTTCCTTGCTTGTCCAAGATATTATGATTGGTCAGTACTAAATGGGTGGCGACATGCTAGTTATGGTACGGCTACAGGTTTTGGATCAGCAGTACACGAAGGCTTTGAGCAGATGGAGATTGGTAAGTTCGAGGGTAAATCTAAAGAAGAATCCTTAGCTATGGCAATCAAGTATGTCCTCGAAAATTTTGGCGAAGAACTAAATATGTCTGACGATAAGGCAAGAGGATTAGAATCTGCCTTACGTGCTATCGTATGGAGAGCCGAAGAATATTGGGACGACAACTTGAAGTTAGCTACCATGCCTGACGGAACACCTGCCCTTGAGCAGAGATTCGAAGTACCTATTGGAAACAATGGGCATAGGTTTAGTGGTAGGATAGATAAGATTGTTACCATAGATGACAGGTTATATATTGTAGATTTTAAAACTACTAAGACATCTTTGTCTGACTATTACTTCAAAGGATTCATGCCAAACAATCAGATCTTTGCATACATATGGGCATGTCGAGAGGTACTTAAGTTACCTGTTGATGGTGCAATCATTGATGGAGTACAGACAGGTGTGAACTTTACTAGGTTTGCAAGGCAAGTATTCAATGTACACAAAGACTTACTTGATGAATGGTATGATGATACGATACATCATCTTGAGATATCAGATGTATATGCTAACTCAGGGTACTACCCCGCAGATTTTACAGCGTGTAATAACTATGGTGGGTGTAAGTTTAGAGAGACATGCTCTCACTCAGGTACTCAAAGAGAGATGTTCTTTAAAGAAGATTTCAAACAGCAGTTACATGCAGACTTAGAAGAGACTAAGCCAATGACACTAGAGGTCATAGATGGGGGCGGTAAATGAAAAAAGTTGTAGAGATATACTCAAAAGAAAACTGCGTTTACTGCACCAAGGCTAAGGCTTTACTAAAAGAACATGACCCTATGGTGCTCATGTTAGACAGGGATTTTAATAGAGAAGAGTTCTTTAAAATATTTCCTGATGCAAAATCTTTTCCTCAAATAATTATAAGCGGCAAACATATTGGCGGATATAATGAGGCGGAAAAATATTTGCTTGACAATTCTATAAATTAATATATACTTACAACTTAAATAGGAGACCGTAATGGCAAACATAAGTCAACATAAATCAACAAGTGTTACCAAGCTACTACTCGTAGGAGATAGTGGTAGTGGTAAGACATCTGCTCTAGCGAGTTTAGCTAACGCAGGTAAAAAACTACGCATCTTAGATTACGATGATGGTCTAGATATTCTATCCGAATACCTAACACCAGAGGCTGTATCAAGAGTGTCGTATGTTACACTAAGAGATTCACTAGGACATGCTAATGCGTTTAGAAAAGGGGCACAACTATTGTCCACTTGGAAAGACGGAGAAGAGAACTTTGGTTCTGTGAAAGAATGGGGAGACGATACTGTTTTAGTTATCGATTCCCTTACACTAATGGGCGAGGCAGCATTGAGAGGTGCTCTCGTCTTTAACAACAAGAAACCTACCGAGCAACCTACTCAACCTGAGTGGGGTACTGCGGCTAGAGATGTACAGAATATTCTTCAATACATTACAGGAGACGAGGTGAAATGTAACGTGGTAGTTACTTCACATATTCAATACATGGAAGGTGAGTTGGGAATTGCGAAAGCATATCCTACTTCCGTAGGTTCAAAGCTATCTACAAAAATAGGTAGATACTTTAACTGTGTATGTCGCATAGATAGTAAGACAACAAGCAAAGGCAATGAACGTTCTCTGAGAACAGTATCTGATAACAAGATGGATCTCAAAGTAACTGCGCCTAGCTTGATTGAATCGAACATGGAACTAGACTTGAACAAGTTGTTTACTTCCATACAATCTAACGCGAAAAGCAAACTTGAAACAAGCAAACCGAAAGGAGACAAATAATGTCAAACGTTGCTGACTTCCTAACCATGACACCACAGGATACACCTGATACAGTTGTATTACCCGAGGGTAGTTATGACTTCACTATCACTAGCTATAGAGCTGATGTGGTAGGTGAAAACCAGACACCACTTGTCAAAGTGAATGTCAAAGCCACAGGTATTTTGGAATCTGATTTAACAGATGCCGATCTGCCTAACGCAGAGCCCACACGTATGGAGTTTTGGGCTACTCCAAATGCACTGAAGGTAAAGAATCCTGCGACAGGATTAAAATCTTTCCTCACATCAGGGATTGATTTGGGTCATGTAGATGACTTACCTTATGGTGAATTGCTAGAGATGGCAATAGGCAAATCCTTTAAAGGAGTTGTCAAACATGAGATGGTAGGTAAGAATAAAGATATCTTACAAGCCTCAGTAAAAAGAATACTGAGTAACTAACCATGTCACAGCACGCAGTTCTTAAACCAGTTCCGTCTCAGAAACCAAAGAATGGTCTGCAATGTAAAATTGCTTTCGTCTTTGACTTCCCTACGAATGATGAAGCCAGACTAGGCAAAATTATGACAGGTTCTGCTGGTCGAATGTTCAATCAGCTAGTCGAGATATTAGACATAGGTGTGGAGAACTGCTTGCTAACATACGCAATCTCAACCAAGCCTGCTCAAGAAAACCCAGCACATTTCTTTCACAACCGCGCAGATTATAAAGCGCAGTGTAAGACGACAGACTGGCGTAGTAAATATTCTGTGAGTGGGTTTGGATATCTTAAAGAAGATAAAGAATCTGACGTAGAGAGATTGGCAAACGAGCTTAATGCTGCGCAACCTAATATCATTATTGCTATGGGTAGCTTAGCGTTATGGGCGCTGACAGGACTAGACAAAGTAGGTACTTACAGGGGAACCATATTGAATGCAACAACTCTAAGTGAGAGCATCAAAGTACTTCCTACGTATAGTCCTAGTGCCGTAGTTAGAAACTATGACTTCAGACCTATAGTACTTGCGGATATAAAGAAAGCAATACTAGAATCTGAATCAAAAGAAATAAAAATAATAGAAAGAGAGTTATGGATTGAACCAACTATCGAAGATCTTCAAAAGTTTGAAGACAAATTTATACAAAGGGGGAACAGTGATGTACCTCTTAGCTTTGACATCGAGACCGCTTCAGGTGACATTACTTGCATTGGCTTTGCTCCTAGTGATAGGGTTGCTCTTGTAATACCTTTCAGAGATGAGAGACAAAAGCTTAGAAACTATTGGACTGCTTACGGAGACGAACTCAAAGCGTGGGATTGGATTAAGAAAATACTAGAGGACGATAAGATAACTAAGGTAGCACAGAATCAAACGTATGATGTCTCGTGGTTACAATATAAAAAGGGAATACGTGTGGCAGGTGTGGTACATGATACCATGCACGCACAACATTCCCTTCAGCCTGAGCAACAAAAAGGACTGGGGTATTTAGGCTCCATCTATACTAACGAGGGTGCTTGGAAAACTATGGCTAAGTTTTCAAAGAGTACTAGGAAAGAATGATTAATATAAATGAAACGAGCTCCATACTTTTCGGAGTTACATATACCACATGAACTGGTAACTATTGAAAAGGAAGTGCGGCTGTGGAGGGCTGTTATAGATCAAGCTTTGATAGATTTTATGACTGATAATATTGCAAGAGAATTTCAAGCAAACAAAGAGAAGGCAAAGATTTGGTTGCGTGGTAAGTCAGAAGACTTTAGTGTCGTCTGTGAGTACGCAGAACTAAATGCCAAAGAAGTGAGGGACGAGATATATAAAATAGTAGGAGGAGAGAATGAGCTCTACAGATAAATACACAAGAGACAAATACAAATACGATAACTATAAATACACTAGCTTAGACAAGCAGATTGGTGGTGAGCATTATAAAAATTTTGTAATACAACCTGCACAGTTTACTAATCAAAACAGATTACCTTTTGCTGAAGGCAACGCCATCAAGTATATATGTAGGCATAACCTTAAGGGAGGCAAGCAAGACTTAGAAAAAGCTAAACACTATATCGATATGATAATAGAACGTGACTATCAATAATTAACATGGGAGACAAAAGCAATGGCGAGGATAATCAAGAACGTAGATATACAAAATATTGAACTCGATTCTGAACAAACTCTTTGGACGTATTGTGCATTAGACTGCGCCGTTACTCTAGAGATTTGGCAGAAGATTAAAAAAGAACTAGACGAAGAAACCACCAAGACATATCAGTTTGAATTAGATAGTCTCAAGCCTGCGATGGCTATGATGCTACGAGGATTGCGTGTGGACAATGATAAGGTTGTGAAAATGCGTGCCCCTCTCAAAGACAAGAGGCTCAAGCTAGAGCGCATGCTTAATCTATTTGCCAATGCGGTGACAGGTAAGGATCTAAATCATGCCTCGCCAAAACAGTTGATGGATTTATTCTATACACAACTGAACCTACCTCCCGTTATTGCATACAAAAAAGGC